TATGTCAGATATATTTGTATCAAAATTTTCATTATCTGAAATTTTGTCTATATCTTTCAACTCATATTCTTCACGAATAACAACTGAAGGAGTTTCGTATTCTAACAATAATTTTTCTCCAGATTCTAATAGAATTTCGTAATCGCTAATATTGATAGAGTACGCACCCAAAGTATCATCAATTGTAGAATCTTGAGTGCTTATTTCTTCGGAGCTGTACTGATATAATTCACATTCTAAACGATAAACGTATAATTGTCCAACCTGAAAAAATGGATTGGTTGCTACAACTTTTCTTATTTCAAAATAAGATTTAGTTAATGGAAAATATATTAGGTCCCCCTCAGAAGGTCTATTTGATAAAATAGCATTACCAGATCTGCCTATTTCCAAATCCCATCTGCGTCTTGATACTAAAAACGTAGCTGTATCTCTAATCTCTAAACCAAATTTAGACATCAAGGCACCATCGCCACCGAATCCTTCTACATTTTCCAAATACATTTCTATTTGATATGCATTAGTAAATTTATTTAAAGGATCTTCATTTAAAATTAAATCTTCGTTAACCGATTCTCTATTTAAATAGTATACATCAAAACCATAAATTTTAAGACATTCAATTATCAGGTCTTCGTGCAGATGGCTTTCTGAGCGCATCCCCATCGGTATACCTGATTGAAAATAGTGATTGGTTGCCATTATTGTTCTTTTCTATTGACAAAGTATAGACAAGGTGTTATTCTCTTCTATGAGCCTAGATGATATTAGCCTACAAACATATCTACAGGTAATTCATAAGTACTTCTTGTTTCTTCTTCAATTGCTTTTATTTCTGTTTCAGCTTCATCGTAGATTATTTGCCCATTAAGTTGAACTCCGCCAGGTAATTGAACACCACTAAACTTCTTTAGATTTGCTCCCCATTGCCTTTTAATTAAAGCAGCTGCATATTTTTTAAGTATTCTATCGTTATAGACGTCAGTATAAGTATCTGGATCTAAAATACGATAACATTCTATTACTATAAAATCTCCTACATCAACATCCTCTTCCCAATCCATATCAATGAATAATCTGTTCATATGACGATTGAATCTAATAGGTTTTTGTCCTACAAGCATCATATTGATTAGTTCAAGGTGTTGTCTAACTTGCGAATAATAGATTAAATCAGTAGACATTAAACTGTAAAGATCATTAATAAGAATTTGATATCTAATGTCAAAAATATTAATACCAGTAGTTCTATTGGAAAATGGAAATACTTTAGTTACACCGGTAATAGCATCACTAAGAGTTAGATATTGATTGTCTATATCTGCTTGAGTAATTTGATGTTTTAAATAAACTAATTCCACAGCATCATAATGAAATTCTCTGTAAAATGCCAAAGCTTCATCTATACGATCCTCTAATTGATCATCATCTACATTTATTTCTATAACAGGATGACCTAGTTTACGTAGACAGTAATCTATAAGCCCTTGTCTTGTTGTTGACATTAATATTCTCCGGCATCTACCAAATTAAAAGATAAATTAGCGTTCACAGTAACATTGTAATTGGAAGTTATATTAGCAAATACTACACTATTAGATGTACCTACATCTTGCCCTATTGCTATGGTTGGCGTTGTGCCCTCATCCCCTAAATTAAGTAAGGAGACCCCTGTTCCTGCTACCAAATTTGCAACGTAAGGCCCAGATGTATCTGTAGATAATCTTACAGAATTTGGTTGAATATTTGCTAAAAAACTAGCTCCAGAACTAGTTGTAATTGTAAATGTATTTCCAGAAGCTTGAAAATTACTAACACCTGCTACTGCGGCATTGCCTGCGAAAAATATCAAACCATTTGCTGCAACTGTAATTACTGCTACATTACTAGCTCCACCATACGTACCAGCAACAACTCCGGTGCTAGGTGATATACCTGAAGAACTTTGAGGACCCTGGGCACCTATACCTGTGGCCCCCTGTGCTCCCTGTGGACCCTGTGGACCTGTGGATCCTACAGCTCCTGTAGCACCTTGAGGACCAGTGGGCCCTGCAGGACCAGCTGGTCCTGCAACACCGCCTTTATTAATTACTAATTGTGCATTTTTTTGCTTAGTAGCTAGTATTACTGTCATTTAGTTACCTCAGGCATTACAGTTATGGTGCCTTCTACTATTCTAGTAACAGTATAAGTAGCATTAGCTACTACTTCCACATCATAAACGTATCTGCCTGCTTTTAAATTAGCAGTAGTATTAGAATTTAAGGTTAATGTAACATTACCGTTAGCTGGGTCTGATATATCTGCGCCAAAAGTAGTTGCATTCGCAGAATAATACGATCTGCGCATTTTAGAGCGTGCTTGAAATCCTGTTAGATCAATTGCGGTTCCATCATCATCCAAATAACGAATGACTATACTAAAATCAGAACCTTGATCTATTACTAGATTAGATGTAACAGCCATAATTTCCCCCTATAGTAATATTTATAAGGATACTATTTTGGCTATTTAAATGCTGGACCACCTATCCAAACTACTAACGATTTACGTATACCCCTAGTTACAGGAGTCACTCTATGAAGATTATATGATGGAAAAAATATAGGGCATCCTTTTTCTTTGGTCGCAGTTGTATTATTGGACCCCCAAATTTCTAAATCGCCTCCCTCAAAGTCATAAGGATCTGATAATAACAGACTCATTGAAATTTTTCTAGTTATAGATCTGGATCCATATACTCCTATGTCCGTATGCCAATTATAATAACTTTGTTTTTCGGATTCGTAAATAGTATATTGTAATGATTCATACAACCCGTCTATATCAAATCTATAAAAATCAGCATTGACTTCTCTAACCATATATGCTATTTTTTCGTATAACCACTCGGTCTCATTGTTTAAATTTATCCAAGACGTTTTAGAACGCCTTGCATTTAAATTTAAAATGGTTGAATCCTTATCATTTACTATCCCAGCTTCATTAAAGGGTAATGATTCGCCTATAGAAATGATTGATAAAATATCATTTTCGGAAAAAGCATTTTTCCATTCAACATAAACTAAACCCTCATTTTTATTAGCATACGGTGGAATACTATATTTCATATGTTCCATAATCCAGGTAAACGTATTTCATTATTTTTAATAGCATATAACCAAGCTACAGTAACACAACTATTTATACTTTTCATCCATTCGTTGGGGAAAAAAGTTTCACACCTATAAACACAAAATCTAATCTTATCGTTTCTAATATACTTAGCAAGATTTTTATCTGTATAATACATAAAACTATTTTCGTTCCAAAAACTAATATGTGTGGGATCCTGGAATGCTCCTCTTCCGTCAGTGCTTGGCACTTCAATAAATGCCCAACCTCCATGCACTAGTACTCTATAAATTTCGCTCATAGATTTAATAGGATCTTTAAGATGTTCTAATATGTGACTAGCATTTAGTACACCCACACTATTATCAGGTAAAGGGATGCCTTTATTCAAATCATGCACGATGTCTGCATCAGCTATGTCTATAGTTATATAACCGGGCCTGGCATTTATGCCTCCTCCCAAATCTACCATTTTCAAATTATTAAGTTTAGCATCTCTTTCTGCTAAATCATACGCATAATCATTAAAAATTTCTTTAGTTTTAATTTGAATTTCAGCATTTCTATGATTGATAGATGTATTATCACCTGTTACTCTATAGATATATAAAGGTTTTTCAATTTTTTTAAATCTAGTTTTTAAATAGGTTCTAACCATTAGTTCATGATCTTCACAAACATTCATCTCTGGGTTGAATCCGCCTAGACTATCATAAACTTCTTTTTTCCAAGATCTTACATGATCTGGGGAATACCATATAAATGACAAACTATGACTAGTAGGTTCGAACGAATCCATGACAAACAACTCTTTGTTTCCCCAATTTACTTTTTTATATTTCCAACCATATGCTGGATTGTAAGGAATAAATTCTCCATTAGCTTGGTAAATTGCATCATTACTAAAAACAAAACCTATATCTTTATCTTGATAAGCTTTATGCAATTCATCCAAACAATCAAAAGTAATTAAGTCGTCGTGATCCACTTCTACAATCACATCACCTGTAGCAAACTTACCTGCTTGATTTTTTAAAAAACCTATATTTTTATTATTCTCAATTTTATATACTTTTACTTTAGTATTTTCGTATAAAAAATTAGGTATATCGTATGGTTGCAACTCACCATTTAATATTAGAATCCACTCCCAATCAGTATATGTTTGGTCTTTTATACTTGCATAAAGTTCTAAAAGAAAAGGTAGATTTTTAAAACTATGTGTGGGTGTAATTAAACTAAATTTCATATTAATCAAAGAAAAATAAATGTGTTAATCTACCAGAATTTTTATCTTGCCCAAAATATTGAGATGCTGCATGTATACATTTAGAGTTAAAAATAATTAACCTGTTAAATACATTTCCTATATTATCTACTATCTCAAATTTTGTGCTATCAAAAAATCCACCATCAAAGGCATTAATGTATCCTTCATCTTCAGCAGATCTTGCTTTAGAAAATTTGTTTGCTAAAAGCTTTGTACCTGTACTGAAAGGAGCGTCTGGAGATAAGTAAATCATAGCAGCCCATTTTTGATCATCATTATGGTATACTATAGGATCTTCTGAAGTACAAATTTGAAATCTACCACACATACCATGTTCATGAAAACGTTGTATTTTTTCACCAATAATTGATTCGAATATTTCTTTAGTTCCTTGGAAAATGTGTTGTTGGGTAGACCTAGATCCTTTATAATATCTAATATCTGGAGAGTATTCTACACCTAAAGCATATTCTCTAATTTTATACGGATCAGTGTAAAAATCATCTACTACGAATATTCTTTTCTTGTAATCTTTGTTAAGAGCAGATATATACATTTTATTATCTTTCATATTCTCTAAAGCTTTATTATGTAATTCTTTTACATACGTACCAGTATCATAATAATGATTTTTATTAATAATGAAGTTAAATTTGGGATATGGATTTCTTCTTTCAGACAATGTTAATTTAGATGTTATCTTTAACATATTACTAAAATCTTTTAAATTTTGATAAGTTTCAGCCAATGCTATAAGATGATCGTTTCTTTCTGGACAAAATTGTTCTGCTTTTTCTAACGTACATATATTTTCTTCAAAATTTTCTAAGAAATAATAAACTTCAGCTATACAAACCATAGTAAAATAAGATTTTTCATCTATAAATTTTGCAGTATAATCTGTTTCAAAATCATGTACTATGTTAAGATATTCTTTAAAATAAAATATACAACGTTTTGCATATTCTTCTTGTTGTTTTTTTCCTAAAGGATAATGGCTTCTAAAACAATCAAAATAACTTTTGCCTATGTACCAAAAATGATACATATCTGTAAGTAAAGTATTTTCTTCTATAAGTTTTTGTTCAAAACAAAGTGCATCAAATAGAAATTTATGTGGATTTTGCCAACTTTGTCCTTCTGGGTATCCTATCTGTCTAAACCCAGGATCTAGTATATACCTATCAAAATTTTCACCTAAATTAGGTTCGCTCATATAAATTGTTTCGTGTGCTAGATCATGATTAAATTTCCAAAAAAATCTAGAATTATAAATTCTAGCACGCTGATATAAGTTACCATTGAAATCTGCAGTAACCTCAAAACTATGAATATCTAAATTATTAAAAATATCCCAATTGAAATTAGTGTCTATCTGTAGGATTTCATCACAATCTATATTTAAAATCCAATTGCAATCATGGTTACTATTTTGAACATGCTGTAGCAAATGATCTCTATTCCAACCAAAGCTTATCCATCCTTCTTCTAAAAAATACACATGCCCCAAATAGTTATTTTCTTTTAAGAAATTATTTGCAATAATTTCAGAACCATCATTTGAGCCATTGTTTTGAAAAATGTAATAATCAACGAATCCTATAGTAGAATCTAACATTCTTTTCAAATTTTTAGATTCATTTTTGAACATAGTCATCAAGACAATTTTACATTTTTTTATCATATAAGGCCAAAATAAAATTATATATATCTAATAAATTATGCGAGTGAATATGCCAAAAATAAATTATATGTTTCCGACACATTTTTTTACTATTGAACAAGTCAAAAGACCAGATATTGACCAAGCTTTTTCTAAAGACGAATATGATTACATCTTATCAGAAATCTCTAACACCAAATCTACATATGTAGAATCACCAGAGAACTACATACAGGTTAGTTCAAATAATTATGTTCTTAACAGTTCAAAATTAATCAATCTAAAAGCATGGCTTACAAACTATGTTCAAGATTTATCTAAAAATATTTATGCTACTACTTCAGATGTTTCTATGCAAATTACAACATCTTGGATAGTTTTAGGTAAAAAGAATCAGAAAAGTATTCTACATAATCATAGTAATAGTTTTATGTCTGGAATATTATATTTACATGCTGATAAAACAGAAGATTACATTTCTTTTTCGCAAATGCCCTTAGTGGATAGATTTTCTTTGGACATATCCAAACCAAGTAAAGAAAATCCAGGATCATTATTAGTTCAAAAACAATGTAATATACCAGTTAATACTGGAGATATTTTAATTTTTTCTTCACACACTTATCACATGATTGAACCTATAAAATCAAATAACGATAGATTATCCTTAGTTTTTAATATTTTTCCTTTTGGAAAACTGGGATCAACTGAAATAAATTACGTGGATATTAAAATATGAATGCTTCTATAATAGTAGATAACTTTTTTGAAGATCCTGAAGATATTCATAGATTTTCTAATGAACAAGAATATGAATATAGTAATACTGGACATTGGCCAGGGCAAAGAACTGTAGAATTGTGTAGAAAATATCCAGATTTTGGCGAGTATTTAATTAAACTGTTATTTAAACATGGTAGATTTATTTATACTACACCAAAGACAAAGGTAAGAATAAATTCATATTTTCATAGAATTACTCCTTTCTCTGATAATCCAGATGATACTACCAATAAAGGATTTATACATCATGATTATGGTGAATGGGGGGGGCAAAAAAATAATGGCAAGGTGACACATACTGCTATAGTGTATCTTAATTATCCTGAAGATATTTTTGCCGGTACAACTATCTTTCAGTTAAGGAATAAAGTAAAAGACGTTTATTTTGCATCAGAAATAAAGGTACCCTTTTTAACAAAAAAAATTAAGGTGGAAAATTTTGATGAAAAAATGCAAATACATTGGGAACAATTTGAAGAAGATTATGAATGTAAAAATAAATTCAACAGAATGTTTTCGTTCGATTCTAGACAATACCACGGAGTAAAAACTTTTTTTTCAGAAAGCAAAACACCTAGATTAACTCTCGTTTCCTTTTTAAGTATAGATGATGAATACTAAAATTAATTATCTTTTTCCTAATCATTTTTTTATAAAAGAAAATTTAGAAAGAAAAAATATTCTTGATACCATAGAATGGAATTATGTAAATAATTTACAAAAAGATATGGTTTCTTCTAATTCAAATATGGTTAATCCAGTGATGCATTCTAGAAATAAAAATGTTTTGGATAATGATGCTATGCTAGATTTAAAAAATATTATTTTGGAAAAAATAGATCATATTTTTAAAGAAGTATTAAATATAAATCCTAATTTAAAACCCATAATTACTCAATCATGGTTAGTAATAGGTAAAAAAGAACAAATGGCGCATGGACATATTCACAGTAATAGTATTCTATCTGGTGTTTACTACATTAAAACAGACAAGAATGATACATTAACATTTTTAAATTCTCAATCATTTTCATTGAAACCTAACTTTATAGTGTTAGATTTTTTTGACAAAACTAAACCAATGAAAAATGCTATATTTAGAAAATTAGAAAAAGTGAAAGTAGAAGAGGGATCATTAATAATTTTTCCATCTCATCTTATGCATCAGATAGATAAAATTAATTCCAATGAAACTAGAATTTCCATAGCGTTCAATACGTTCGTAACAGGTACATTAGGTTCTAAGGAAGAAGCCACGGAGCTTTTGATATGACGCCGGTACAAGGAATGCGGGGCGAAGAAACTTTTATAGGTAGTACTTTTCTAGATGATGAGATAGTTGAATCTTTTTTAAATGAATTTAAATCTAAAAGAAAAGATTTTAAACCTAACGGGGAGGAAAGAGGATATACTATGATATCTTCTGAAAAATTACCTACCTTATTGGTACAAGAGTATCTTCATTTTCTTGATGGTCTGTTTTTACAATATGCAAAAAACTACAAATATATTTTATATAATGGTGATAACTACATTAGGCCAAGTACACCATTTAATTTTCAACATTATTTACCAGGAAAAAATTATAAAAATTGGCATCCGGAACAAGGACCTCCCGAAAACGGAAAAATGTTTAGAAAAGCTGTATTTCTAACATATCTTAATGATATAGAAAACGGAGGTGAAACAGAATTTTTATATTATAATTTAAAAATAAAACCAAAAAAAGGGTTAACTTTAATTTGGCCTGCAGATTTCACACACGTGCACAGAGGTTATCCTGCAACTGAAGACGAAAAATTAATTTTAACAGGATGGTATATCTATAAAAATAGAATTTTTTTTAATAATAACTAATTAGATTCATCCTTCACTTTTAATTTGGGATGCCATGGTGGGGATAAAGGTTTATATTTTTCTTTATATTCTAAAGATTTCGTAAAAAAGCTTTCAAATCTTTCTTTAATATTATTGTGGTGCGGAAAACAAATACCAGACCATTCAGATTGAAATACGTTACTTATTTTTGCCTTTGCTTCATAGTTATTTTTAGCATTAAAAATTAATCTATTCAGTGCATAATAAGCACCATACCCCTCATTAAGAAAATTTGAAACATTAAATATTTTCTTATCTAATAAAATACCAGATATTGCCATCTCTGAAGCAGATGTTGTATAAACCTCATCGCATTGTTCTAACAAAGAATACCCAGATATTTCCCTTCCTATTACTCTATCCCATCCAAATTCTCTACCAAAAGATTCTATTATTCTATCAAATGTTATAGGATGCGGTTTTAAAAATATATCGTTATTATTGAACATTAGTTGGCTAATTGTTTCATGGCTTGCCAAAGGAAGTAAATTGTGCCCGGGCATAAAAATAATTTTTTTAGCTGATTTCCATTTGTCACTTACGGGGGAAAGATCATATTTGTCCCCCATTATATTTTTTATTTGATTATTAGTTAAAATATTGTTATTTTCTAATGAGGCGTCTTGAACCATTCTACATGTGATTTCAAGGCATTGGGGATTTACCCAAATACCACCCAGTAACTCAGTATATTCATATTCGGTGAAGTTAAGATTGCTTAAATTGGGACTGTAAGTGTGAATATCATAACTTATAGGATATGGGCAAATTTGTCTTAATATATTTTCCTGTTCTTCAGCCCACGTATTTCTTTTTGATCTTGAAACAAAAGTTCCTATTTTACTATGTTGGGTTTTATTGTCCCGCATTAATTCTTTTGAAAATTTCATTATAAATCTCTTTATCAGTTGTTGATACATTATCAGAATTCATTTTATTTTTTAAATCATTTAATTCTAAATTTTTTAAATCATCTTTAGTTTCAGGGATAGTTATTTCTAGTCTATTCCATTTCTTTAAAGGGCATTCACTAGATTTAATTCTTACCTTTAATGGCATATAACAACCGCATTGTTTACAAAAATTTAAACTATTTAATTCTGGGCAACTTTTACATATTTCTATTCTTTTAGCTAATGCAGATGTAGTGTCGTAATCACTAGTATCATAAGTAGTATTAACATTCACTAATATACTAGGTAAAGTATTACTTGACGACAGAAATGGTATGGGATTCATTTTAATTTATACTCGGCCAATTTACATTAAATACATCTGATTGATCAGTTATGTTTGCTAAAGCTTGACCATAGGCATCTAAAACATCTAAAGGAATAGTTAATGGTAAATTCATTCTTGATTCTCTCAAAGCTCTAGCTACCATAAAATCTAATTCTTGAAATTTTTTAGTTCTTTCTGCACGTAATTTATTTTTTTGATCTTCTATTCTTTTAAGTTTTTTATCTGGTAATAATTCTTCTAACGTATATATGGGTCTATAATACCCAGGATTTTCTTCATCAATAGCATATCCTGATAGTTTACAGATATGAGTCAAATTTGAAGAAAATGCTTCTCCTTCTTTGCCTGCTCTAACACAAACAAACCCTGTACCTGCGATAGAATCAGGGGTAATTTTTTCAGGTAAAGAAATCCAATTCAACGTAGCTCTTAAATTTTTTTCAGAAATAGGATCAACTATAGGAACATTATTTTCATCTAATTTAGCAAAATGCATGTTTTATCCCCATTAAGACGTAATCCTTGAAGTATTTTGAGAAGTATTACTTGATGTATTTCTAGATGTACTTTGGCTAAATGTTGCAGTAGTATTATTACTTGCTATTATTGTGCTTGTAGAACCTGAAGTACTGTAATAATCATAGTTATAAATTGGACCCGGTGCATAAATAGGATCATAAACAGTCGCATTGGTATTTTGGCTTTTAGTAGTATTAATAGCTACTGTTTGGGGAGAGTAATAAGTTATATAAAATACTACTCCATTTCCCAATAAGTTAGGCGCAGAGTTAACATTAGTAACACATGGTGCTACAGGTTGACCGGGAGGGCAATTATCTGCATACCAGCCTCCTAATTGACTATCATATGATTGAAAACAAGAACCTGCCACGGCACATTGTTCTGCATTATTTACGAAAGAACTCCATGAGGTTGTATATGTACTATTCCTTGAATTATAACCCACAATCACAGGGCCTTCACCGGCATACTGTTGAACTACTGAAGTCCAATAGGTTGTGGTATTTGAATATGTGTAGGTTGTGTATGTACTATTCCACGATGTTGTCCAACTTGTTGTATAACTAGTTAACCAAGTTGTTGTCCAATTAGTTGTGAATGTTTTAGTTACACCTGCTTTTCTAATTACCCAAGCCATTAAAAATATCCTAAAGAAACACCAAATAAGTTAGAACTTTGTTTGAAGAATACTAAACCGTGTTTTGATTGTAATGTAGGCGCTACACTACCTGAAGTACTTATCCAAGTTGTTGTTGGCCAAGTCACCGAATAAGTATTTCCACCATACAAAAGTAAAGTAAGTGATTGCCCGCTTAATAATCCATCTGTAAAAGTTGTTGTTCCTGTTAAGTGCCTAGTTAAAATGGTGCCATTATTTGCTGTCAACGTATTATGAGATATAGTTACTACACCTTCAGTTATTGCATTAGAAACTATAAGATTAGCAGTAAATAAATTTACATTGGCAGTAACGTTCGATGCAAAAAAGTTTACAGAGGAATTTAATCCTTGTGGACCAGTAGCGCCTTGAAATCCTTGGGCACCTTGGACACCTGCTGCACCTTGTACACCTGTTGCACCTTGTACACCTGTTGCACCCTGCGGCCCCGTAGCTCCTTGAACCCCTGCTGCACCTTGTGCGCCGGCAGTACCTGTTGCTCCTTGGGCACCTGCTGCTCCTTGGACCCCTGTTGCACCCTGCGGCCCCGTAGCTCCTTGAACCCCTGCTGCACCTTGTGCGCCGGCAGTACCTGTTGCTCCTTGGGCACCTG